TAATTGTGGTGCAGAGAATTTCGCGCCTTCAAGAACTTCAACATAACCCGACACCTCAGTTAATTGTGGTGCAGAGAATTTCGCGCCTTCACGAACTTCAACATAACCTGACTTCGTTAATTGTGGTGCAGAGAATTTCGCGCCTTCACGAACTTCAACATAACCCGACACCTCAGTTAATTGTGGTGCAGAGAATTTCGCGCCTTCAAGAACTTCAACAGAACCCGACACCTCAGTTAATTGTGGTGCAGAGAATTTCGCGCCTTCAAGAACTTCAACAGAACCTGACACCTCAGTTACATTAACGTGTTTTTTTTCTTCTCCTTTTTTGATAATTAAATTGCCTTGAATTTTCATAGTTATATTATTTTAAACTTTTTACAAATATAATTCTTTTTCACATACATAAAACATTTTTATACAATTATTTTCTGTTAAATTTTGTAACTAATTGTTATTCAACAAAAAAGCCGAAACAAAATATTTCGGCTTACAATTATTTTTTTTAATTTAATTATTCAGGATAAACAAACCCCATCAAACGAAGTCCGTTTTCAGTTTTCCAAACTTCATCCCTTAATTCTCTATTTCTAATCGCAACCATAATGCCTTCACGACCACCTTTATCAGTCGTGTTTCCTTCAACAGTATTATACTTTGATTCGTTTACATCAGTTACAATTCCGATATGTCCTGTTTTTTGGCGTTTACCATTTTTAAAAGTTGCCCATACAACTACGCATCCTGGAACTGGAACTGAGTGCCAGTTTTTTGCTTTTGTCGCTTTATCAATTAAAGCCTTTGAACTTGCTGATAATACACTTGTGTTTTGATCCGCTTCACTCCAAACTAATAAAGCAAAGAAACCACACCAAGGAGCGCCAGTATAGAATCCAATTGATCGCATTTTTTTATCAAAGTCTTTGTTTTCAAATCCTTTATTTCCGCTTATCTCACGTTGACCAACATAAGACAATGCAATTTCTAAAATTGTCATATTTATTTTTTATGTGTGAATACTTCTTTAAATCCATTCGAAACTAAATCATTGTATAATTCAGTTGGATTTACCTGTGCATTTGGACGTGAATAAATAAGTGCTTCCGCTTCTGAACAATACAAACGTTTCATACTATCTTCAATAGTTTCTTCTTTCCAAACATTAAATTCTTTGCCTGTAATGTATTCAAGTCCTTTCAAAATTTCTTTTCGTGGGTGCTTCAATAATAAAGACTTGAAATCATATTCTTTTCCAATCAATGAATATTCAATCAAATTCATTTCTTGAATTTCACTTTCAGTAAATGGAACAACTGGACTTAAAACAACAAATGAATATTTAAATTGATTATTCCATTCAATAAATGGTTTCGGATTATACCCATCCTTTTGAGCATCAACAACAAATAGTTTTTCTTGAATGATTCTAAAGTGTGCAGAATGCGAAAATTTACCACGTGTTACTGTTTTAATTGCTGTTGGAAGTAATCCAGTTCCAGCACAAGCCAAATAATCAAAATCTTTGACTATTGATAGCAATTTTAATTCTAATTGATTAGTGTTCATATTTTATTTTTAAATATTTTCAATTTTCGTACTTACATTTTGAATCGTCCACGCTGCACTCGTTCCTGAATTAACAGAAATACCCGCTTTTAAATTTGCGACTGTAGTGTCGAAAGCTCCACTAGTTAACTGAATCACATTGTTAGGAACGTTCGAAAACCCTGTAGTGGAAAGGTTGTGTGCTAAATGGTAAAAACCTCGAACAATTCCGCTCGCTCCAACCGTCGTAAATAGTATCTCAATATTTATTTTGCACGTATCAACTACAGCCGTTTGAGCGTTTCCTGTAAAGGTCAAAACAACTGCATCCGATAAGCTTCCGTTCGTTCCAAACCTGATTCTAAAAATAGGCGCAACAGTTCCCGCAGCTGTTTTAGTTGCAATTACTGTGAAAGTTATTTTTGTTCCTACAATCGGAGTCGGACAATCGATTGTTGATCCTGTCAAATATGTATCAGTTGCGGCGGTTATCGCTTGGCTGTTTATGCTTTGATTCGTTCTGTTCAGATAAACGTTCCCAGAGCCTTCAATTGATTTATTGTTAATCGTTTTTAAAGGTCGTTTTGTTTGAATTGTTGCGGTCGTTTCGTCACCTGAATTTGTGCCAGTTGTATTTGAAAGTTTTGTTATTTCACCAGTAGTTATTAATCTTTGTCCAGTCAATAATAAAGCAGTTAAACTACTTACTGCAGAATCATAAGCCGTTTTTAATGCCGTTGTGAATGATTCTGTAATTAAATCTAAAACACTTCTATTAGAATGTTCAATTGATGCTTTTTCAATTGATGAAATACCAACGTAACCACCAACCCAAACCCCCAAAACATTAGACCAATACGCGCCATTGTCTTGACGAATGTATAATTTTTGCCCCGTTGTTGGTGCAGTCGATGGGTTAGAACTTGCATTTAAAACAATTTCTGGTAAATCGACTAAATCATCCAACGGAATTACAGTTGTTCCACCACCATTTGTGGTAAATGTAAGTTCTTTTGTAGATGAATTATAATTACTAGATTGAATCAATAATTCAATTGGAAGATCAATAGTTTGTTCAGATCCATCCGCCCAAGTAAATGTTAAAATACCATTAACAGCGTTGTAAGTTACATTTGAATTTCTCGAATTTAAAGCAGGAATTTTGGAATCAACTCCAAGTGGTGCATATCCATTTGATGCGCCTTTATTTGATGAATCTTCTGGAACAAATCCAAGTGCATCTTGTTTAAATCCAACCTCAACATCTAAATCAAAAATCAATCCTTCAACTTCTGCAAACTTATTATCTAAACTTGCATTATCAGAAAATTCACCAGTTATTGAAGCGAAAGAAGTTGAGCCAGGCACAACAACTTCAAACAATCCAAATTTACTTGAAATCAAATCATCAAGTTCAGTTTCCGTATAACTTGAATTGTCTTTTTTTTTAATTTCAGAAAGTGAAATTCTTTGTGAAATTGGATTTTTTTGGCTACGAAATACATACGTACTACTTCTTTTTATTGCATTGAATGAAAATGCAGAAATAGTAGTAATTGTACTTGAATCATATTCAAGTACAATTGAATCGTAAAGCCTGTAAAGTTTCATTATTTCTTTTCAACAATTTCTTCTGTTTTCGATCCATGATAAACAGCACCAGCACCACCAACAATTGAAAGTGTAATAAGTGCAGCAATTCCAATTGGATTGGTAACAGCGCCAACAGTTAACAATGCACCCGCAAAAGTTCCAACAAGAGTTAATAAACGCCCGTTTCTTTTGTTTTTACGTGGTGTTCTAGTTTTAAATTTTTCAATAATATTCATGAGTTCATTTTTTTCATTAATAATCTTTCTTGTATTTCAAGTTTTGTTTCAAGTTTAGTCATAACAACCGTTAATTTAACATTTGATTCTTTGAGTTCTTTTAAAATTTCGTCGTGTCCTGAATGCCTAGAATCATTTGTTTTTAACATCTGATTCCAAATATATAAAAGTAAAGCGATTACAACTGAAAAACAAATTGAAACAATACTTAATGGAATCCAAAATCCATTTTTTGCTTCACTTATTGATTGAATGATTTCTTGTGATTCCATTTTGTATGAATAAAAATTAATGACAAAAGTAATGTAAAAGATACTAAAACTTTTGGATAAATGAAATTTGAATCAATGTCATTGAATACAATTTCAGGACAATATAAATTTGCTAATTCAAAGAATAAAGCGCTTAAATACCAGCTCCCAGTTAAATAAGATAAATATTTGAAATATTTATTTATTCTTTTAAAAAAGTGAACTAAAAAAGAACACAGTACGCAAATACTAAAATTTATAATGTAATAAACATTAGCAAAGTAAATTCCTTTTTCAGTTACTTTCAAACCTTGATCATTGATATAGGTATATGATACGTCAAAAATACCACCTTCAATAAATAAAGGTGGTACAATTGCCAAGCAACAAAGTAATAATACAATTAATATTACAATGTTTTCTTTCATCAGATACGAGGTTTTTTCGGTCTCATGATTGGACCGCCATTGTTTTCTGAAACAAACTCAATACTTACAAAAACATTCGTTTCTGTTTCATCGTATTCAGATGTAAAAACATTTTGTTTCGGCTCTCCATTTTCATCAACGAAATCAACCGTGATTGTGCACTCTTTTGCCATGATTATTAAATTATAGTTATTCCGTCAGCAATTAACATTTGAGGTGTAACGATTTCTAAATCGTTTGCAGTAATTCCACCCGTTTCAGGTTTGGCCCAATATGAAACTTTTTGAATTTCGTTTCCAGTCCATCCATTGTTTCGTGTTTTTTCATTCACAAAGTGAATTGATTCAATTGTTTTTTGGTCCATTTCCGCAGTTGTCAAACCTTGAAATACATTTTCAAAAGTTGATTTCTTATAAATTGCTTTCATAGATTTATAAGTGTGTAAAAACTTTACAAGTCTTTTTTCTGGGTGTCCTTGTTCATTTTTTACAATTCTTTCTTCTTGAACAGCAATCATTCTATCCACATCAAATTGAACGATTGGAAGTTGTAATTTGTCATTATGTGATTGATTACCCGTTTGAATATAAACAACGCCCCAAACGTCGTTTTCTGCATCAATCATCACTTGTTTTTTTGTACGTATCATTTTTTTTATTGTTTAATTGCGATTACTTTATCTGAGTTTGACAAAACATTTGCTGCGGTATCTTGATACCATTGACCAGAAGTTAATCCAGCATTTCCAATTTGTAAAACTGATTTTAATTTTGCCACAAGAAATTCAATTTCGCCATCATTTTGATGTATTTTTAATATCTCAGTATTAACGTATGAACCGCCAATATTTCCTTTGATTGAACCGTCGTTTACATTTTTACCAAATCCCCACGCATAATTTCCGTTTAACTGTGTGAAGTATGAAGTTGAATCAGTATTGTGAACAGCGATTGAATCTGCACCAAATGAACCAAACGATCTAAATTCGGATGTATTCCAACCAACAAACCAACTACCACTATTTGCAGAAATTTCAACTCCAACTGATCCTGAACTTTTTCGAATAAATGTACTTGTATTTGAATCGAAATAAATTTTTGAACTTGAAATCATGTTTAAATTACCATGAAATTCCTGATCCTTATTTGCGTATGATTTTCGAACAGTACCTAAATCAGAAGTGATCAATTCAATGATTTCACTTGAACTTCCATTTCCATCAATATTGAATGATCCAACCGCTCCAGGTGCTGCAACATTTGAAGCGAATAAATAAACACGTCCATTAATAAAACTTACATCTTTCCCATCAACATCAACAGTTCTATTTGATGAAATTATTCCATCAGTAGAATAAATTGAAGCGCCACCACCACCACCATCAATGAAAGTTCTTATTTCATTTGCGGTTACCTCATCCGCAGTACCTTCTGCAAGTTTAGTATCTGAATTTTGTTGATGTGCTAATTCGTTCAAATTAATTTGAATCCAAACCAAAGGATCTGAACCAGGTTCAATTCCATCTTGTGGAGTTGCTGAAATGAATTTCCAAATCTTATCATCATACAAAACAATCTGATTTTGTGAATATTCAGTAACTGGATTATAAGGTGGTAAATTTGGCGCGGTTGATAATGCTTCAATATCCTGACGGATATAAATGAAATTATTATCCAATTCCTCGTTTGTTAACTCACTTCCTTTCGTGGTTAATACTGGGTGTGTTTCTTCGCGTAGAATTAAATTATCTGTATTCAACATATTTCAATTATTTAGTTGATCGAATTTTTAAAGTTGTTCTTTCGCGTTTGTTTGGGTTGCGTTTCTTTTTCCAAAGTGGATAATCTTCCATTTTGCAATTTAAATAGTTTTCCAATCTATTCAAATATTGATTTGCTTCACTCTTTATTTCTCTTACTTGACGTGCAATAGATGATTCACTTGCATTTTGAGAATATGGGTTTGTTTTTGCCATTGTTCCAAATGCAGTATCATGTTCATTCATTTGTGATTTAATACGAGCGTATGCAAAAAGGCTTAAAGTATTTTTTAATCCTGGTGAAACATAAATGTTTTGACCATGAGTATATGTATATTCATTTAATAAAGTGGTATAGTTACCAATGTTTTCCTGAATATCAATGTACAATTCATCACCTAAAAACGGGCGCAAATCAAATTCCTGTGCTTCGTAAATGAACGGTTTAACCTTTTTATTTACATCAATGTTGATGCTTAGTTGTGGCTTTACAACTCGAATATCTGTATCATCAATTAAATAAATCATCTTGCATTTGTATTTGATTCTACACCAACTAATTTATTTGCATTATCTTCTGTAATTCCGAATACAATCATAAGTGTTGAAACTTTTTGTTGGTCACTTAACAAAGGATCAATTAAAATTTCTTTCAATGCTTGTGTTCCACCAACTCCAAGTGTTTCAATAAGTAGTTTTTGATCAGATTTTGCACTTTCTTCTTCTGGTAAATTTATAGAAGTTCTGATTTCGTTTCTTGTTGCAAATGCAAAGTATTCTTGTGTGATTTCACTTTGAACACTCAGAGGAATTATATTAAAATCTCCGCTTGTAGGTTCATGCCAATTATCAAAAATAGCTTGTAAAGTTTCAGAAATAATCATTCTTTCTTCTTCCGTAACTGAATTGTAATATTTTGTAGCGTTTTCAAGTTCTTTATTTTCACCTAATGAACTCGAACCTTTTAAATGAAGTGCTTTTGGTTGCAAGTAACCTTCAATAATTGCATCCTTTGTATCTTTTCCCGTGTTTGTGTAAAGGTTATCGTAATTCTGAATATCTACCTTGTGAAGTTCAAAAACATCTTCTGGGCGTGATTTTTCAACAACCATTATTTTCCCCGCATTTTCCCCGCCTTGTAATTCATCCAATGAATCAAGTAAAGGATCAGAATTTAATCCAGTACCTTTTTCATTTAATTCATCATCAACAGTTGCGTTTTCTTCTTCACCTACAACTAAAATGTGTGATCCAAGGAAATTTGATTTAACTGTTCTTTTTCTGAATAGTTTTAATTCAGAATCGGTTTCCATATCTTCAAGAACAGCATCAAAAAAAGAAAGTGGGTACTCACCTTCAACTGGTGTGTAATAAAACACTTGACCTTTCCAGTTATCAAAATCATTTCCTATTTGACGAATGATTTCAGTTTTATCATTTGTAAATAAATCGTATTCAATTAAATCTTCTTTTTTTACTTTTTTATTTTTATCATTCCCCCAGTCATCATAAAAAACAATCTTTCCATTGTCTTTTTTAAACGGGAATCTGAAATCTTTGAATTTCATCAAATTGATTTCAGTTATTTTATAATTTAGATTTCTGTTTACATGAAATGCAAATCCTTCATTGTTTGCTATTTGTTCCGAAATATTTCGAATGAATTGATCAAGTGTTAAACCTTCGGAATTTATTTTCATTTTGTAAAGTTCAGAATCTGCAATACCTAAACCGTTAATGAATTTCTTTCGAATGCGTGAACAGTTAACTGCAGTTGATGAACTAAGTCTAATTTGGTCCACTCGCTGTGGATAAGCATTATCATAGTCATAAGAAATTATATCCAATCCTTTTATTGGACTGGTTTTCAATTTCTTTTTTGTCTTATCTGAATTACTATGTACTTTCATTCGATTGAAATGTTTTGACAAAATAACGAAAAAAAAACAAAAAACCCCACAATTATTATTGTGAGGTTTCAAATTAAATTTTAATCGAAGTTTTTATTCTTCTTTTTCACCTGAACCATCAGTTGAATTCGCTTCTTCAATAGCTTTTAAATAGTCAGCTTTTTTTGCGCCTTCTTCAACTTCAATTCCATTTTCTTGACAATAAACTTTCAATTCATCAAGCTTCATTTTACCAAAGTCAATAGCACCTGAACCATCAGTTGAATTCGCTTCGTTTTTTAAGAAGTCTTCAACTTGTTTTTCCCAGTCTGCTGGTACTTCTTCAAATTGCTTTCTGTTTCGCTCTGGATTTAAAGCCAAGAAATGAATCATATCTTCATCACTTGATTTGCTTGTGATTCCATTTGGAAATGCATGATGTTGAATAATTACATCATCTTTTAATTTAAATTTCTTTTCCGCCATTTTTTGTACGTTTTTAATTAAATTCTTAGATTTCAAAAGTAAGAAAAAATCTTCAATACATTCACATTTAACTGCTGGACTTAATTGTTTTCCAAATATTTCATAGTTTAACTCAGAACAATAAATAAACTCCATGCTGTTTGAGTTTGTACGCCATTTGCTTTTAGTAGCTTCATAACTCAAAGCAATTTCAATTTTTGTTTTCAAATCTTTCATGAATCAAATATAAATAAAAAAGCCGTTATTAAAAAATAACGGCTTTCAATTATGTGTTTTTCGAGTATTACAATAATCCTTCGATTGCTGTTTTTGATGCAGCGTATGAAGTAATAAAGAATGTGTGTGGTAATCCTGGCTCTTTGTTTACATCTGTTCCAAAAGTGAAATCAAACGCTCCCATTGTTGCAGCATCATTCGGGTTTCTTGTTAATGTAGTCATTTCCAAACCAGTTGTTAAACCGTAAATCTCAAATGCACTATTTCCAGTAGCACCCTTGAAATTGTTTTCAGTAATAACTACAAAACGACCCTCTTTTGCTTTATCTAAATTATCCTTAACATTTGGCGAAATGTCGAAACCTTTCATGTTAACGATGTGATCAAATGCAGAACCGAAAGTTTGACGAACAAGCGCAGTTGATGGAGCAATCGAGTTGTTTTTTCCATCAATGTAATAAGCTACTTTAGTTGCTTTCAAAGTAATTGATTCAACAATCTTTTTATTCGTTGCGTTGTAAGTAACTGAATCAATATCCTCAAAGTTAATTACCCATGCACGTTCACGAGTTCCTGACTGTAAAGGCGCATCGCAATCGAAAACGATATTCGTTGCAATTTCACCACAAACGGAAACACCCAAGGCACCATTTGGAACGAATCCAAAAACTCCAGAAGCAATCGCCACAACTCCAAATCCAACACTCATTGCAATTGGATTAGTTTCTAGTTGAACACCAACCACGAAACCAACCAAACAAATGGAAATCAAACTGAAAATTAAAATTAAATTTTTCATTTTTTCTTTTTTATAAAGTGAATAAAAAGTGGTTTTTACACCCCTAAATAATTAGTATGACAATTGTACGTATTCGTCTTTTAATACTTTCGCATCCAATGAATATTGAATATCTACAATGTTTGTTTTAGATTTCTTATCATAGAATAATTCTAATTCAGAAAGGTTTCCAGTTGATTCAACTCCAACTCCTAAATTGTCTTTTGTAGTCAATACCAAACGGTTTGGATTGTTTAATTTCGTTCCGTTGTCCATGTACTCATCAATCAAACGATCTAATAATTCGAAACTCATTAATTCAATTCCACCGTTTTTCAATGTCATGATTCCATTTTCTAAACGTTCAGTAGTATAATTGATATTAGCGAAAATTAATTCTTTTTCGTACTGGTCCATTACCGATTGAGTACAAATATAAACTAAGTTAGTTTGACGTCTCAAACGTTTATCAGCACCAAAGCGAACATCTGTTAACGCTTTTGAAACTTCTAAATTCGTAGTATCAGTAGAAGTGAATTGTTGTGCAGCATACGAAGCACCCGCATTTCTTGTAGTCAAGATAGTAGATGTTTTCTTTGTTGCATCCGTAGCTACAATAGCTAAGAATTGTTTCCAGAAACCATTCATTTTATTGAAATATTTCTTTTCAGTTCCGTTTGTCAAATAAGATGAGTTTGCCACCGTATCCGCTGCAGTATCTCCGAGCCATGCAAAACGTAAAACAGATTCAAAAACAGCTTCTGAAACTACATCAGAAATATAATTTGCAAAATCTGTTCCTGTCACGTCTGGTTTTTGAATACCTTTCTTTAACATGTATGTCCAGAATGTTGCAACTAAATCTTTGTAACATTGTTCTAAACGGTCAGATATAATAACGGGGTCCCAAGTTTTTGAACTTGTTTCGACTTGATTATCTGAACTTGTTGGGTTACATTCGCCATCACCTTTTCCAAGTAATCCTTGCAAACGTCCTAAAATCGGAATTTTCTTTTTTGCGATAATTCCCTCAAATACTTGGTGAAAATCCGTTAACGATGGGTTTTCAAATGAATCGGTAAAGATAACTTCACCTAATGTTTTCACCTCTTCTGGTGAAAGCGTAAATCCTGTTGGATCGAAAATTGTTGCCATTTCTTTTTATTTTTTAATGGATATTAATTACTTATTTGCTTTTGTATTCAGCTTTGCGATCTTTCATTTCCTGTGCAGATAACACTTTTGGTGCTTCTGGTGTGTTAGGTTTTCTGAAAGTTACAGCGCTGTTTACGGGTTTGTGATTGCTTACAATCTTTGATTTCAAAGATTCGATTTCAACATTTGCAGCTTCAATCACTTGTTCCGCTTGTGTCGTTGCTTCATGGTAAGCTTGAATTTCAGTTTCTTTTTCAGAAAGTTGAGTTTTCAAGTTTGCAACTTCTTCTTGAAGTGCCACCACTTGAATTTTCAAATCTGATTCAGGATCAACATTTTCAATTGTTGAAACTGCACCACCAACAACAGTAATAACGATTAAACCATCTTCCGAAGTGTAGTTTCCATCTGGTGCAGGTGTTCCATCTTCTAATGTAACCGCATCGCCTGTAACTAAATCTTCAAATGGTGTCATTGCCATTGTTCCATCTTCTGCCGTGAAATTAATATTCATGGCGTTTCTTTGAGGATCATTATCAGATTTCAATTCCACACCAACAAGTGATGCCATTGCATGAAGTCCTTTAATGATAACGCTCTTTTTTTGATCGCTCATTGTATTTGTATTTATATGATTGCTTTGTTTGTTAAAGAATGCCACGGCTTTAAATTGTGCCTTTGGTACAACTTCACTTGCGAATCCAAGTTTTACACATTCTTCTGGTGTGAATTCCGTTTCTTGATTCATCATTCCTTTAATGGCTGTTTTGTCAAGTCCAGTTGCATTCGAGTACATTTGAACAAGTTCTTTTTCCAATGGTTCTAAATACGATGCGTATTGTTTTAATTCACTTGCATTTCCTGAAACGTTCATGAATAATGGATTGTGAATCATGTACACACAACCTTCTTGAACAAATCTGTTTTCAGGTTTTGCAGAAAGATGTATTTTAGTTGCGATTGAAGCACATAAATTTTCAGCAAATGTTTTTAGGTTTTTAATTGATTTCAAGTAATTGGAAATTTCGTTTCCAACTTCAACAGATCCACCAGGTGAATCAATATGAACATGAATTTCTTCTGTTCCTTTGAATGATTCAACTTGACCAACAACATCAACTAGGTTAATTCCTTTCAGAATTTCCCCGTTTTCGCCTTCCATATCTCCGATATGCTTATCAATATATACGTGTGCTACCATGAGACGAAAGTACGACAACGTTTATTTTCAGATTATTAACAAAGTGTAATAAAATATTTTTAAACTTTTTTACTATAAAAGTTTTATATATCAAAAATAGTTGTACATTTGTATCAGTTAAACAATTAAACGAAAGCAAAATGGAAAATATTATCAGTAAATCATTAGAGGAAAGAGCGATTAATTTAATCATTGAAAAAGGGTTAAATCCAATAGAAGCTTTAAAACAAGCAATCCAAGAAGAAAACAACCTTTGCATGGAAATGATTGAACAGCAATCAGAAAGAAGTGTAAAAGCTATGAATGTAATGTGTACAAACGTATTTGCTTTATCTCATATATCTAAATAGAAATGGCAACAACTAAAATACAAACATTAAAAAGGGAGTTGACCGACTCCCTTACTCATTGGAGTATTTATAGATTCCAAAATGATTCAATTGCTTATTATGGAATAAATCCATGCAGAAAAAACGAGGAAAAATATTTGAGAAAATCAAAAATACTAATGATGCGAATCGACCTACATTTAGTACACCAATTATTCGAGAATTATAAAGTAAGTAAAAATTAAGGTTATGGAAAAACAGAAAACATTTGAAGAATACATCGAATATCGAGTTGAAAAATTTGGCGAAAAAGAAAGAGGTTTTTTTAAGAAGATAGAAGATAATTTATTTGAGTCTGATAGATTTTTAGCTATTAATATCTACAATGATTTAATAAACGTTGGGTTTTTCTTTTTGTGTTCAAATAAAGGTAAATTTTATTATAAAAATATTAATTAAAACTTAAAATATGAAAAATGGAAGCCAACCAATAAACCCAGTTTTAGATTTGAATCAAGATTTAAGCGGGTGTTTAGGCTTAACAAAGCGCGAGTACTTCGCTGGATTAGCTATGCAAGGCTTATTAGCAAATCCAAATATTAGACGTCCTAGTGGATTAAATGAGGATGAAAACACGCAATTTAGCATTGTTTGTATTAAGTATGCCGACGAACTTTTAAAACAGCTAGAGCAATGAAAACATTAATTTTATTCTTGCTGATTTCATTCAATGCAAATTCACAGCAAGTTGACAAGGTGGCGCATTTTGGGGTTGGGTATGTAATCGGGGCGACGAGTTCAGTAGTAACCAACAAACAAAAACCTATAGTTAACATCAGTATTGGAGTCGGTACAGGCTTAGTCGTTGGAACTTGTAAAGAACTATACGACAAAAGCAAAGGCGGACAATTCAATTACAAGGATTTGGGCGCTACTGTGCTAGGCTCGGCACTAGGTATAATTACAATTCGTTACACAATTAGAAAAACAATTTGATTATGAATGATTATAGCGTTAGAAGATTAGCACTTATATTAGCCGTGCAATCAGAAATAGAAGGAATGAAATATCAAAATAAAATAGCAGAACTTAATAATCAAATGATTATATATGATTCAGATGATTTTGAAGCAAAAGCTACTGAGTTAAGAAATTTAGCTTCTGCACATGATGAACAATTATAAATAAAAAACAATGAGAGATATAATTTTCAAGGCTCAAAGAGTCGACGGCAAAGGATGGGTAGAGGGAGACTTATTCAATGTAACAAAAATAGTTGTTACAACAAAATCAAACGAAGGTCATTTAACCGAAAAAGGTAGTGATAGTTTTAAATATGAATACATTGAAGTAATACCCGAAACAGTTTGCCAATACACAGGATTGAACGACAAAAACGGGAAGCGGATTTTTGAGAATGACATAATGCAACATACCAACCCTTTTGATGAACCATTTATTGTTAATTTTGATTCTGAAACAGCATCATTTGTATTTAATAACGGTTCATCAGGTTATGGAATATACGATAAGTCATTTTCAGTAATCGGCAACGTACACGATAAAAACGAGGAATGAAAAGCAAAA